CTCCCCTTTCGGTTCTTCAATAATACAATCTTTTGTTTTTTGTTCCAGTTTCATTTCGATCTGGTATTGAATATAGCGATATACGGAATTGGCGCCAAGATTGTAGTTCGTCTGATTTGGATTAGAAGAATCAAAACATCCCTGATTTGGATTTGCCCGGCAGTATGTTCTCAGGTGTCGGAGAACATTTTGTCCGCTCTCAGAAGCGAATGTCTGCTTGAAATCACGGCTTAATTGATCCTGCTCGATATTCATGTTTTCTCCCTGGAAGGCCGCCATCCGGTGGCCCTCATTTTTCCATAGATATACCTTCTGGCCCGCTCGCTAATAGTGGACCCGAATTTCTTTCGGGCTGATTTTTTTAACTTTTGTTCCATTTCAACCGGCATTGTTAAGCTCCCACCCCGGCAAGCAATTGTTCGGCGGGCGATCCCTCTTCCGGCTTCTGGGACGTATTCTTAATGGCTTTGCTTCCCGCCTCTGCCGCCATCATCATTTTCATCTGTTGTTCATCGGCGGCTCGCTTTTGTCGAATCGCCGCTTTTTCTTCATCCGTGTTCAAATCGCTTTCGTTGACACCGAATACTGTTGCCATACGTCGGCCGGCACGATCCGGATTCAGCGTATCGACCATGAAATTCGGGAATACCGCGTTCATATTGACTCCGAACTGACTGAACCGCTGAAGCGCATCGGCCTGTTGTTCCTGTAAGGCCAACGCCAGTCGGCCCAGGTATTCAACCTTGAACCCGCGTAATTGAGCAGGTGGCGCTGGAATCCTGAAATTCCGAAGCAGCAGCATGACGCTGCGTTCGACCAGAGGAGTCAGGCATTCATTGTAAAACCGTGTGACCGGAAGGACCAGCTGCATGTATCCCGCCTTGACGCGCTCGATAATTTCTACCGTGGTTCGTCTGTCCCCTGGAAGATTATCCAAAGGGGCAAACACCTTAACATAAAAATAATCTCTGATTTGTTCCTGCTTCATTTGAAGCATCTTCTCGGAAATCGGAAAATTCCCGTTGAGCATGGGATCGAGAGCGCGAATGGAATTGGGTTCCATGGCGACATTGTATGCCCCAGGGTGCACGCGGGGAGGCCCCTCAAACGAACTGAGCACTTCCCTCGGCGGGTTGTTATGGAGATCGACACACAGATTCAATGCTTTCGCAAGATGCTGTAATTCCTTATCCGCAGACAACGCATAGGTTCCCTGGCCTCGTCCCCATATTTCCTGGCTCCCCACAAGCCAGCGAGCGATATGAAACGGGAATTCATGATAGCCGTTTTTTTGGACAATTATTTTTTCCGATTCATTGACAATTTCCTCTATGAATTTGTAATTTTGATTGTCCGATAAAGCCGCATTCCTTCCGTAATTTTGTTGGACCCGGTAAATAAACCAGAATTTCTTATATTCCTCTTGCGGATTTCTTTCGTCTTTGACACAGGCGGCAATTTTCGGCCCTGCGCTTTCTCCAAATAAATCGTATGCCTGACGTGCCGTGTATTCCCATCGGATCATGCAGCGATTCGGAATATCGTTGGCATCGACGCCGAACCGGTAATTGGCAACATCCCAGTCTTTGTATTTGAGAATCAGCTTTTCTTTATCCCATCCGGAGAAGATGTTACAGGTTCCAAGCCCGCACCATGAATAAATGCTTTCATTGATTTGAAGATTGAAATTACACGCCGGTTTGAACATTTCAAGGTGCAGCTTTTCCGTCACCCGATTCAAGTAGGTTATCGATTCCTCATCATCGACCAGCCGCATATCATCCGGGGTAAGCCGACAAAAATATTGTCCGGAAGGAAAGATTACAGCGCTGAGTCCGGCCGCCATTTTCTGGAGGGCATGCATTCCGGTAGGGTCAATAATCGGAAGGGACTTATCTTCTCCGGGAGTGGTTTTTTGGGTAATTTGATTTTCACGCAGGAAAAAATGGTCGGCCACCTGTTGGTACAGGTTCATGGTATTGGCGGCCTCTGAATCGCAATGCTGCCAATCTCGAATAATCTGTTGTGCTCGATTATCTTCGGCCATGTTTTATCCAAGAACTGTCTTTTTCCCGGTCGTCGGAGTCAGTGATCCGGTCAGGACTGTTTTTCCGTAGCCGCTCCTTCGTCGTGCTCTTCGGACGGTTTCATCGGCCGGCTCTTCGGTGGTTTCCGGCGTCGCTACGGGCGGCGGCAAAGGCGGCGGTTTCGGTGCTTTCGGCTTTCCCATAACATTTATCTCCTACAATCTATACAGACAATACAGACTGTCGTTCTTTTTTGTCAAGAATTATTTTTAGATTGCCGAATATTCCATGATGCAATCCTGGATTTTTCGCTCATAATAGACATTTTCCCTGGATCGTCCGACTTTATTGGCTGCAACAATGCCGTAGTTCAGGGCGTTTCTGTAGTGATCGTTTCCAGCCCCGGTTTTCTTATACCGGTACACGACGGTCCGTTTTCGCTTGTCGATCTCCTTGCTTTTGACACAGTTGCAGCATTGTTGAGCAAATTCGTCCAAGTCTTTGGTTCGCCTCGGAAGGACAATATCATTGTTTGAAAAGACTCGGTGAGAAGCGTCAAAGATTCCGGTTCTATAAACCTTGACAATTCCTCGGTCATCGAGAAAGGTAAAGTCCTGGAGCGGGGATTCGGTATATTCGCATAAAAACGTTCTGCATCCCTTTGCATTAGCGATTTTTTGAAACTGTCTGGCCGAATCGGCATTTGGACGAAGATCACCCACGCAGGATTTTATATGAAATCGAGGAATCAAATCGATAACCTGGTTAAAATCCTCACAAACACAGAATTTCACCATCCTGTATTTCTGATTCCCGGTTCGGGCAAGAATCACAACATGCTTTTTGTCATCGTTATCGACTCCCATGCAGCACGGACCGGGGTAAGTATCCGGGATACCTTCGTTGGAGCAGCACGCCCAGACCATATCCTTCCGCAGTTTTTCATCGGAGGAGGAGTACGCCTTGCCGAGCATGAGCCGGATCACGTCGCCCAGGTTGTTTTCCGGGGGATTGCGATAGCATTTGAGAACATAGGCCGGGTCCTGGTTCTCCGAAGTCAGATAGGACCAGTTGTATCCCTCCCGCTCCTTGTTTTCCGGTTTGGTGGGTATCCATTTCCCCCGCCGCTGACCGACCGGTTTTCCGCATTTGACGCATCGGATATAACCGAGCGGCTGATGGTTCTCCAGCCGGGTCAACCGATCCGGATACAGGCCGACGCACTTTTCCGGGTCATTCCAGAATTCCAGTTCCGCACAGGTTTTCCCCCCGCATTCACATTCCCGGAACCAGTACCTTTGATCGGACCCCTGCCAGATAGAATCAATGCCCCGGTCCTCATCGGACGGGTTGCCGATCATAGCCAAGTAGGACTTTCCCTTCACGCCGCCGATCCGGGCATTGGACATCCGGCCGCGTACCTTGCCGACAATCTCCAGTTCCATTTGATCGACTTCATCGAGCACGGCCTTATCAACATGAATGCCCGTCGCCTTGACGGACTGGCGGGATTCCCCGTCCGCCGTAGGAATCATCCGCATCCCCCGCAGGTACAGGTTGGAATTGCAGATTCGCTTGACATCCGCGGCATCGGTTTTCTTTCGGCCTTCGGAAAGATATTTTCCGATCTGCGTATAGTTCAGTTGAATCAGGGGGTTCCATCGGGTCTTGGAATAGTCCATCATGTCCGCGTCGTTCGGGAATCCGTAGAGAACGCCCTGACGATACCGCCCCGTCAGCATTCCGTGAATGCTCTCCAGAATCTCCCCGTCCGAGACCCCGGCCCCGGTTGCCTTCATGTAGCATCGCTCGTTAGCGATCTTTGGGGGAAGCAGCCAGTCGATTTGGTATTCCCGGCCAGCTGTATCAAAGTATTGCCCGTTCGCCAGCCGAACCTTCATTTCCTTAGCCCAGAAAGCCGCGTGTGCTCGGCACAGCAGTTGCTTTTTTGCAATCTCTACGTCTTGTGCGGTGAGTTCTTTTGCCATTGCTCAAAAGTTCTCGTAAGCGTGCTCAATCAAAGTGGGGCCAAAGCCCAAACCGCCGGATAACACTTCCCGGACGGATACGTTGTCAAAATGCACTTCTGAAAGAATGCCTTCTGTGGCCTGACATCGGAACCGGAAATATCCATACGGATAGTCCACCGAAATCGTTTGTTCGGTATGTCCTGTTTCTGTAATGTCCCATTGAAAGGAGGGTCCGGCCTCCATCGGTTCCAGCAGGGCATAACAAGATTGTCCGGGGAGGGTCACGATTTCGGTATCGAATTGGACGAGGTAGGTTTTTCCGGCCTCCAGTTTTCCGTTCATATTTTGGGAAATTTCTCCACGCAGACTTCCATCTCTGGAGTAATACGTTGCGTCTTTTTCTCCGCAATCAAAATAGCGAAGAATAAACCAGTCTCCATTTACATTTTCATCTTCAAAGTCTCCATGCAATACTAATTCCGGTCCCAGTCCCATCAGACAGTCCTCATCTTCCATCATCCATTCGGACAGCAGAATCATCATGTCCTGCATATCGACACGACAGTCCCCGTTTAAATCCGCACGAAGTGTCCTGCCCGGCGCCATCGAGACAACGTTCAGCCACAGCAAAATAGTCAGTCCCATTCTGCACATTCAGGTCCCCTTTATTTTTTCAGTTTTTTGTAGGTTTCATCAACCTTGTGTGCTCCGACAAATCCGCTGCCTCCCACGGTCGTTTTCTCTTTCTTCTTCTTTTTATCCTCTTTGGTTTCAGAAGGTTTGGAACTTGCTTTTTCGTACCCTTTCGCTTCTTCCCGGACGGACATCCCAGGAACCGGAGCGTTGGGGCGGCTGTGGCGTTCTATTTTTTCGGCTTGTTTGGTTCTGTAGTCACGGCCCTTGATGAGCATGGCGATTTTTCGCATGATATTATTCGTTGCCATAAGAGAATTCTCCTTATCAGTTTTCGGACGGTTGGGTTGCTTCTTCTTTCGGCCGCGGGATAAACTCCCCGCAACAATCGTGATAGCCGACTAAAGGACGCATGGACATGACCCCCATTTGCACTTCTCCGGTAATGACTTTCTTTTGGGGGGCCGGGTAGGGAACCGGGGGGAACCGTACACAAATCCCGTCAATATTCGTTCGCAATTGGTAAAAAACGCATTCCCCGCATTTGGCTTCCATAAGTGCTCCCCTACAAATGTCTTTTTCGTTACAGTCCATACATACAGCATAGGCGGGAGGTTTTGGAATTGTCAACAAAAAAATGCCCGCCCCCCTGTCGCAGTCAGAGAGAACGGGCATCGTGCATGAGAAAACGACGTTTTATTTATTCATTCCACTCCCGGATTTCTTGGTTGTTTTGCAGCCGCCGCGTCCCCGCTGTAACAGCACTTCTTGAATTTCCTCCCGCTGCCGCACGGGCACGGTTCGTTTCGTCCCACACGCGGAGGCATCCGGCTCATTTGTTCAACTGTCGGAGGCAACTCCATTGGCTTAACATATTTTTCAAATTCCGCTTTGCTCATTAGCGTCTCTCGGAGTTTGTCCATTGTTTTTTGGTCGTAAATTCTTCCGTCTCTTGTGTCCATCTTCATTCCTTTCAAGCAGGTCTCTAAGTTTCCTGTTTATAGCTCAATCATGCGCATTCACGAAGTTTTACAAGGGAACGAATCATCTGTACCGTATCGCCTTCTCGAATCGCACGTTCTGCTTTTTCAATTTCATCCTGAATATGTTTCATACCGACTTTCACATATGGATGACCCAAGTCCACCATTTCCTTATACCTCAACAACAAGTCTTTAGCATCGGCAATCGCCTTTGGCAACGCATCCGCAAGTGTTTCTCCTGATTCTTCCTTTCCCATCATTCATCCTTTCCAATAGTTTCCTGTTTATAGCTCAATCCGACTGAGCATCTCTCGCAATTTTTCGTTGGCGTCGCAAAGCCGATGATGAAAGGAAGTAAGCTCTGTAGCAAGTGGCGGAGCATCGGTAATACCGTCCGACGTCTCTGGCGTATCGGTCGATTTTTCTTTTGCCCGCATAATCGGTCGAATTCCTTCGCATGTTTTATCTAACAGACTTTCCAAAATTCCAATATCGTTATTGAGCATAAAAACAGCTTCCGGGATGGCTTTTTTTTGTTCTCTCTCTGTTGTTCCCAACGAAACTACTGCCTGGTTTGATAAACCGTTCATCATTCGTCCTTTCCAATTTCAGATTTCAGATTTTTGTCTGTTTTTTAAAAAGGCAAGTTTCCATTTTCATCTGCGATTTTCAGGAGGGTTGGGTATTCATCCTTCAGCCATCGCTGGTATTCCTTACAACAGAGGCAATCGCAGTATTCCGGATGTTCATCCGGGTACGTACATCCCATCCGCTCTCTGACCGTTTTCATTATTTCTCCTAATGTCATAAAATACTCCTTTCCGGACCTGTCCGCCTGTTTTTATGGCTTTAACTAAAAGCCATAAAAATCACGGAACGCCTTTCAAATTTCAAATTTCAGATTTTTTCGCCCGCAATTCCTCCCGCAGCCGATCCCGCTCAGCCTCCAGCCCGTTGGCAAGGGCCCTGTTATTATCCCTTTCGGCCCGCGCCGCCGACAATTCCAGCCGGAGACCCGCCGCCTCTGCCTGCTCCTCTTTTGCAATTTGTAACACTTTCCAAACGGCCTCATAAATATAGTTATAATGCTGCCGATTACATTCATCCGCACCCTCCTTAATATGTCTGGACAGAAGGGCCATGATTCGTTCCACTTCCGGGATTCCTTTCATCATCATTTCCTTTCAACGACATCTTTGTTTTTAAATCGAACCACCGTTTCCTCCATCGCCTTGATACAGTCTTCACGTTTAGCATTTGAAATATACTGAGCTACACCTTGATCATCAAATACAACCAGAAAGAAGAGTGCATCTGTTTCGCTTGAAATGTTTTTCGCAATACGGTTCAGCATGTATCCAATTTCCGATTCAGTCATATAGATTAACTTCTTTGCCATTTTTCACTTCCTTTCCAATTTCAGATATTTCCCGCTTCATCATTCACATCCTTCCTGTCTTTTTATCAATGCTTCGCAAACCTCTCGTTGATCCGTGACAAGCTTCAGCCGCTCACGAAGCGTAGTTTCCCAATACTCCAAAAAAACATGACCGCACCGTAAGCACGTCTTTACGCACGGCCCCGAAGGACGATGAGAAACATAATACATCCCAATCACATTGCACCCCCTCTCCTCATCCCACAACGGACGATTGCAAAACGTACAATGCAAAACAGGACCGCTCGAAACAGATTCTTCCGGTTTCATTTCACTTTGATTTTCCATTCGCTTATCTCCCTACAATGAAAACTAAATGATTTCGTGATCCATAACATACTTGATTAACGAATCCCTGAAATGACCGTCCAACCAGTCCACAAGCTTCTCCCTGGGAATGTTATGACCCGTCAATAACACACAACAATGAATTTCCTGCAATCTTATCGGAGATTCAAAGGAAGACTCCGTATAGGTGTCCTTAACATAAAATACGGGACTTTCAGAATGAACCAATAAAAATCCATTCAATTCCTTCGATAAACGCAAAACATCACGCTCATGTGAAATCCTTGCGTTGGCAGAAATAAGTTGTTCTTCATAACGATTCAAAGAAACAATCTCATCCTCCCTGAGAGACAACAGAGATCTCACCGCGTTTAATTCATCCAACTTGGCCGTTAACAACCGGCGATGAGTACGCTTCAACATCAACGGAAATCTGGCAGTAAACCATTTCAATAAAGACATAAATACTCCTCGATTCAATTTATTAATTATCGTTCAGCCATTCAATAATACCACACGCCAACAAAGACAGGCCAACCGTCAAAAAACACGAACCGAACAAACATAAGAAAAACCATTCAAAAAATCGGCCCGGTTCAGCATATTCAACCGTTGAACCAAAAACAAATAAAGACGATAACATATATAAACCGACAACCATCTTCTTCATCAATGTTCTCCAAAATTCGTTTTCATCTCTCTTTTTATGCCAATCGAATCAAGAAGTAGATTGTCAAAACGGCGACGAAACAAACGCGCCATGTGTCGATTGCGATACCACTCAAAACGGCCCATCGTCCGACGTGCCAACCGACCCTTCGAATCACAGGGATCAATCAAAATGTCATCGTTTATGATTGGGTCCATGAATCTTTTATATCAGATATAAAAACTCCCGAATCTCCAGCGGACAAAACTCAGAAATCTACGGACCCACAAATTCCTCTAACTTCAAATCCGTCCCAAATCCAAAAACACGAAATCCTAACTTTCGCAATCGAATTTGCTCTTCTACAAAATGACGCTCTTCAACAACAACAAAATGTTGACGAAACAATGAGGATAATTCAACGCCGTCAATGCTCAATACATCACGACCAACAAAAAGCATCCGAAAAAAATCCGACGAAATCACAACATAAGAACCTTCCTCCAAATCCTTCAGAAAAATCAAAAATAAATCAAACGTTAAACTCATTTGGAGATACTCCTTGTCGTTAATTGCGGAAAACCCGCGGGACATAGGGAAAGAGGAAGCATATTGCAAGAGGCCCCGTCTTGGGGGGTCATAGCATTAATCCTCATCAAATAACAATCTCTCTGTTTCTTCATTTATTAAAACTATATCCGATTTCGTTTGACTCTTGAATTCTTTGTAATGAATCAGCCGATGGCAATTTGGACAAATTATCATCATGTTGCCGCGCCTGTACTTTCCGCCGTCCTTGCCAGGCTTTTTCCTGTGAACATCACAGGGGCCAATCCATCCGCACAATTCGCACGTTTGATCTTCTGATATGCCTTTGATTCTTTTTTTGACGTGATTGTGTGTGCAACAATAACGATCATAATACCACTTCCCTTTATAAAAATCCTTTTTGGCTGTTTTTTTGTTACAACCAGGAAAATGACATCTTCCGCGAAATACAGAACCGCCCATCTATTTCGACTCCTCTGTTTTTTGTGATCTTAACCGTCGTTTGACTTCCTCGCCCTGAGCATTTCTCAAAAATATGGATGCCTGTTTTTTGTTATCAAAAAATTCTTTTAATGTGACTTCAACATAATAATCATTTATTGTAGATAATTTTGGTAGGGTATTGTGTTTTTTTTGAACTTTAACAGAGAGAAGGGGAGCATATAGTAAGAAGCATAGGCAATGGGGTGAATAGGGGGTCTTGTTAGAAAAATTCTTTTGTCCGATAAAATCCTTGTTTCCGGCTGTTTTAGGTGCATTCTTATCGGCTGGTCCAGTAATAAATATTATGTTGCGTTCAACCTGGCTTTGTTTCGTGCAATGTATGATATTATCGGTCTTGTGTATTTGGCTGCGATCCATACCAAAAGTCAATCAAAAGTAGGTCAAAGCGTCAATAACAAAATCGTTAATTCGGACGTTTTTTTTGGCTTGTCTTGCTGTCTGTCGATACAGACGGTACAGGCGATACAGACGGCCGGAAGTTGTCAAGAAAAACTTGCCACCTCATTTGACTCGGTGTTTTTGTGTTGTATGTTTTATATAGCAATTGAACGTCTTTTGAACCGCTTTTTGAAAACTTAATTAAGGGGAAAGAAAATGAAAACGGTTGAGATCGACACAAGCGCAGAAGCACAATACAAACGGATCAAGGCACACTTGCACCTTGTCGGATATGGTAGCAATGAGTACAAAAAGCTCAAAGCGCTACTTGATTATTATTACCGAAAGATAAACCAATGAGAGAACACGGAGCACGATTGCTGATGATCGGAGCATGGCTGGTATATCTGGCGCTTTGCTGAAACAGGAACCGAAACGGGCACGGATGCCCATAACCTTTTTTGGGAAGGAATAGAAAATGAAAAAAGAAGAGTATGAAACGCTGCATAAAATTTGCAGCGAAATCATGGAAGACGACACCGAGGCACTAATCGGGCTTGAGCACGACTGTGCGATGTTGAAAGCCAAGAGGTTGGCTCGTTATGCAAAGGAATGTATTAGCGGAAAACAGTATAAAACATGGCTTGCTCAGATGTATCTGGCCGAGGATTTTGCCGGAATATAAAACATCTTTCCTCCTCCACCCTGTGCCCTGGGCTTGTTGCTCAGGGCCTTTTTTTATATTTTTTTCTTGACAAGTTTTAAAACTTGCTATAATTGGCTCCTCAGAGCCGCAAACAAAAACTCCGCTATTTCCCCTCGTCCGATAACGTATCCCCCTGGTACTCCTCCTGGTTATCCTCGAATTCGGCCTCGATTATATTATTATCAGACTCATCGGCCTGGATCGGTTCTGCGGCCGGATTAAGCAGCATCCGCTGTGCCTCCTCGATTGCTTTCGGCTGGATCGAAGGGTCAAGCTGCAAAGGATTATCCGTCTCATGAATCACACGGTCCGCAAGCAAGCCCTGGACCTTGGCGTAATTCATAATCGCCGAATTCAGGTTCGTTAAATCACCCTTTCCCTCTGCCTCTTGAATCACTACCCGTAGCTTTCTACAAACGAATTCAATGGCTGATTCTTGCCTTGCCTCGATTGTATTTTGCCTTTTTTTCCTCCACAAATAGAGCAATTTTTTGAACTTATCGGTTGCAAATAGTTGATTGACTCGATAGATAGTTTGTGAATTGTTTCGATACCCTGCCGCAAGGTATGATTTTAGTCGGTCATTGCACGTTTCTGACTCTGGATTAACGTAGTTTTCGAAACATTTCCATTGCCCTGAAGAGAACTGTACAGTTTTAATAAAATCATCGAAATCGTCATATAGGTTATAATCTTGTTTTGGTTTAGCCATTCCCCTGGTTTTCTTTCCTTTGTCGTCTTCGATTCTGTATTTGTTCGGTTGTGAATTATGGTATATAAATTATCCTATGTCTATTAGAGTAAAGAAGAAGTTATGCGCAAGATAGAATATCTTTACTGTACTGTATAGTTATCTACATCTACATCTACATATACATATGTGGACAAAAAGGCCATTTTCCTAGGACAAAACGCCGAATGTCTAAGACTTGTCTAAGACAAATTGTGGACATTTTCATTAGAATCCTCATTTTTGGCCTTTAATCGCTGTTTTCGTTTATGTTCTCTCCAGTATCCCCTTCTGTCCTTGATTTTAGCCCTATAATCGCCTCGATTTAGTACGCGCCAACCGCCTTCTATGTCTGCGATTCGTCTTCCTTCATTGTCCTGTGTTCGGCTGTATTGGTCGGGTGCTTTCAGAATTGCAAGGGCTTTTTCTGTTTCCTGAATTGACAAGTTAGCGAGTCTTGCAAGCCCTGGGATCGGGACAAGTACATCATCGTTTTCATTTGCGATTGCGAGCATTGTTATCCATAGCAACCGAGTATCTTTATCCTCTGTCCATATCGTAGAGGTGACTATATCGTAAAAAAGCGGTGTCCATCCCATATTTTTTTATTCTCCTGTCAGTTGTCTTGATGTCCACATTGTCTATATGGACATTGTGGAAGTCAACAGGAATTTTCAATTATAATTATCCATCTTATTCTGTGTATTGGTTGTAGTGGTTGTATTGATTATACCGTCTTGTTTCTGGATTGCCTGTTGTTTTGGCGGTGTTTTGTCGGTGTTTTGGCTTGCTTTTGTTTCTTTTTTGTTGTATATTATATATGTATAAGAGAGAAAACGAAACCTTATCTGGAAGGGAAAGAACAATGAAAACAGACTATGAAAAACAGGCGATTAATTTTTTAAAGAAAACAGGCGTTTCTTTGTCTGTTGAATATCTCAAACATGACAAGCATTTTGTTGACGACACCGAGACAAGAGATATTTACACAATCACACTGAAGCGCGGGTGTCGTAATTTTTCGTTTTCTTTTGGACAGTCAAACAATGCGAGCGGGCTATATACTGTTTACCCCGCCCATCCGCCATATAAAGCATATAAGACAAACAAACGCCCCAAATATGGAACATTCGCATCTTTTGAAGAAAACGAAAACTATTCGATCCCGTCTGCATACGATGTCTTGGCTTGTCTGACGAAATACGATCCAGGAAGTTTTGAGAATTTTTGCGGTGATTTTGGGTACGATACAGACAGCCGGAAAGCCGAAAAGATTTACAAAGACGTACTGAATGAATGGCATAATGTCTGCATGATCTGGAATGAAAACGAAATAAAAATGCTTCAAGAAATAGAATAGGGGGATTTATGATAACCTTGCAAGAAGTCAAAGACAAAACGGGAGTTTCTCAAATCGACATTGATTCTCTTCCCGATGAACTTTGGAACAAACTTGATGAAGCGATGTTTTTGGATGACTGGGAAGGCGTGCAACGAATACTTGACAGAACCGTTATAGAGTAGGGAGAAAACCAATGAAGGTACAGACATTCATTCAAAGCCGGATAACCGGCGCCCGACTTGTCGTTTATTCGGCGTGGGCAAAAAGAGTCACAAAAAAGGCACTGCGGATTCGGGATCAATGGCGGACCGAATTTCCGGAACTGATTATTGAAACCGAGCTTGTTGAATAGGGGGACTAACAATGAATTTATGGGAAACATACCGCCCTAGAGAGTATGCAATTGGGGCTGCCCTACAAGGCGGCCGGTCAATGGTATGTCCAGTTTTCGATTGTCCTGGGCGACGGGACAGAGGGGCGTATATTCCGGTATGCCGATCAATTGTCTGACCTTGTGGACCAGAGCAACCGGGCGCACCCGATTAACGGCCTGCATTTTTGCCCGCCGGAGCTGGTCTTTTCGAAAACCTGCAAGGAATGTGAGGGAATATGAAAGCACTTGATTTATTCTGCGGGGCCGGGGGCGCCTCGATGGGTCTGCATCAGGCGGGATTTGAAGTGCTTGGTGTGGATATCAATCGGCAGGATCATTATCCTTTTGGTATAAGGAATTGCGATGTTTTAGAGCTTCCGATAAAATATCTAAGGAAGTTTGATTTGATCTGGGCCAGCCCGCCATGCCAGCGCTTTTCGGTAATGACAAAACGATGGAAACGGGAAAGCAATCATCCGGACCTTATTGCGCCCGTGCGCCAAATGCTCAAGGAGTCCGGCAAACCCTACATTATCGAGAATGTAGTCGGCGCTCCGCTGATAAATCCGGTCATGCTTTGCGGGTCCATGTTCGGCCTGCAAACCAAGTACGGCAGCCAGCTACGCAGACACCGCCTGTTTGAATGCTCTTTTTTTGTATGGCAGCCGGAATGCAGACACTCCAAGGGGTCCGTGATCGGCGTCTATGGAGGCGGGCAGCATCCGGGAAGGCGTTATCACCGAAATCCTGACGGAACATTGAAAACACCGCATAAAATAATCCCGGCAACAATCGGGGTATATGGGAATGCGGGCGGTTCGTCAAAGCGGGACGGGACAGCAGGATTCAGCACCGCTGACCGGCGTGATGCAATGGGGATAGACTGGATGACAGGCAAGGAGCTTTCCCAGGCCATACCGCCGGCGTATGCGAAATATCTGGCCGAACAATTCCTACAATCCCTACAATCCCACCGCAAGGGTCGAAAGCCGGGTAAAAATATGTAATATCAGCACTTTTCTTGTTGATTTATACAGCGTAAATGACCTACATTGACGATATGGAAACCCAAACCAAGGAAACCGAGATCATGGATGGAAAAACAAAGAAGAAGAAACGACATGTAACGTTACCCTGCGGCCGGGCTATGGACGCCATCGAGCAATACGGCAGGAAGCGCGGATATTCGAGCTTGTGTATGACCATATTGCGAATGGCCGAGAATCTTGACGAGTACAATGAATCGGATTCATCAACCCCTCATCCGAAGGCCGGTCTTGTGTAGTGGCCGGCCTTTATTTTTAACATTGACAAATGAATAGCGAATCAAGGCGAATTTCGACCCGATGAGGCGCCAATATATGCTAAGATTTTCGCCTGATTCATAATGTTGGACGGTTGCGAAGTGGACTATCGCCCCGCTCGGACGTGCACAGGAAGTGCGGTGAAAAACCCATTTGTATCACTGGCCGGCGCGCATAGGTCTGTTGATATAAATTGGGGATCGCGGGTTCGAATCCCGCCCGTCCGATTTTGAAAACTGAATAGAACCCTAAAGAATGGGCGATTGCTACGGAGGGCAATCGCCCTAAGCTTTGAAAACCAAATAATGACTGAAAACTTCCCACAACACGACTATTGTAGCATCTGCGGCCAGGAATACTACCCGGCCGGGGAAAACGACAAGTGCGAAACGTGCGTTAGAGAATCCTGCGAGGAGTGCAAGCGGGTTTGTGCCCGTTGCTTCCGCGCCGGGTGCATGGCCTGTATGGTTTATGACGCGGAACAATCGGACTGGTACTGCGGACCGGAATGTAAGCAGGAAGGAAAAGACAATGCCGCTCACTGAACAACAATTAGCCGAACGGAATCAGTATATCGGGGCGTCCGATATTCCAATCATCATGGGATTCTCGACATTTATGAATCCCTACGATTTATGGTTGCAGAAAACCGGACGCCTTGTGGAAAACGGAAAGGCGTCAAAGGCGGCCGAGGCAGGGATTGAACTGGAGCCGCTGATACTGAACCGGGCCAGCCAGGAGCTTGGCCGAATCAAGAAATCAACGGCCAAGGGCCAGGCCCTCGAATTCCGAATCACAATAGAAGGCGTTCTCTATGTAGTACATCCTGACGGAATCGCTTTGGAAAAACAGGGCCGCCCCGTCGAGGCCAAATCCTCCGGGATTTTGTATCCTACCGCAGAGCACTGGGGCGAGCCGGGCAGCGACGATATCCCTGACCGAGTAATTTTGCAAAGTCACGGGCAGATGATGGCAACGGGAAAGGACATCTGCTATGTTCCTGTCGTTCTGACGGGCATGAAATTCTCAATCTACGAAATTCCGTTCCGCCAGGAAATCCGGGACGCGATTGTTGAGTCTTGTTGCGGATTCAAACGCAATCATATAGACAAAGACATTCCCCCCGAAAACGTTCTTCCGTCGATGGATTTTGCCCGGCGAATCCGCAGGCAGCCGAACCGGACCGTTTCGATTCCCGCCTCTTTAATTTCTGCGTATGAAGAGGCAAAGGCATTTGCGAAAGAAGCTGACTATCGTAAGACGCAAGCCCAAAATGCGATTCTTGCCGCCTTGGACGGGGCGGACGGCGCCATCGCAGACGATGGTCGCAAACTGACGAATCTGACGTACACAAGGACCGGCATCGATACCGACCGTCTTAAAAAAGAAAAGCCGGAAATTGCCGCGAAATATAAAAAGATAACCGAATACCAATCATTTAGGTTTCCAAAGAAATGACAAAAGTACAAATTGAAAAAGATTATCTGGCGAAAGCGAAATCAGAAGGCAGGAATGTATTGGTTGTACATGCCCGGTATTTGAATAAAAAACAGGCGATCACAATGGAAATGACCCTGACCGACATACAATTGGATTCGGTCGTAAAGAAAATAACAAAAATGAAAGAACTCAAAGGAGAACAAAATGAGCGAAAACCAGAGTAACGCACAAAAAGAACAGAAAGCAATTGTACTGAGCGAGGACAGTACCGCATTGGCCTGTTATCTCGACTCCGCAAAGTACAATCAAGCGTACCGGGCCGCCAATACACTGGCGGCCAGTACCCTTGTTCCCAAACAGTACCAGAACAAGCCGCATGATTGCTTTATCGCTCTGCAATTGTCCCGGTCTATGGGCGTCGAGCCGTTCATGCTCATGCAGAACACCTATGTTGTTCACGGCAAGCCGGGTTTTGAGGCCAAGTTTATCATTGCGATGGTCAATTCCAAGGGACCGTTCAAAGGCCCGATACAGTGGAAGTTTGAAGGGGAAGGCGCGAAGCGAAGCTGCACGGCATATGCTTATCTGAAAGAATCCGGGGAAAAGTGCGAGGCCACGGTATCGTGGGGAATGGTAGAAAAAGAAGGATGGAGCAAGAAGGAAGGCAGCAAGTGGATGACGATGCCGGACCTGATGTTTCAGTACCGGTCTGCTACATTCCTGGCCCGTCTATATTGCCCGGAAGTCCTGTTCGGAATGCAGACGGTTGAAGAACTGTACGATGTCGGGGAACGCAAACAGGTTGAATCGGTGGAAGTCCGGCAGGGAGTCGATGCCTTGGCCGACAAGCTGAAGAAGAAAGAGAAAGCGGACCAGGAAAAAGAGGCGGAACTCACTAAAGAGGCGATTAGAGAGGCGGATGAATCGCTGGATAAAATAATGATCCGAGATGCCGCGGAAGCCGAAACAGAGGCGGAACTCACTAAAGAGGCGATTGAATCGCTGGAGAAGAAGATTCTCCCCGAAGAGCGGTATTATTGCGAAATCTGCGATGAGACCTTTGCCGAACCGAGAGGGGCCAACAAGAATCTTTGCCCGAAGCTTCACAAAAACATCATCGACCGGTTGCCGGATTCAGATTAAGAACCCCTTTTTGATTGGATAGGAGAAAACCCATGATTCTTATTCTCAACTTCATCGGGCTTTACACCGGCCTGTGTATGCTTTTGTTCGGGTGCGGGCTGACGAATTATTCCATCGACAACCACTGGATTATGTTCCGGATACGACTCTTTTTTGCCGGTGTGGTAATGGCGATGATTGGCCTGATCCTCACCTACGGTTTTGGAAAACTGATTTTCGGGTTATAAAACGGAGTATCAATGAATTACTTTGTCGGAATAGACCCAGGGCAATCTGGCGGATTGGCAATTCTCACAAGCACAGAGATTGTCAACGCGCTTAAATTCAAAGACCAAACCCCGGCGGATATATCAGATATATTTGAATACCTTCTAAGCTATGATACTTGTGCCATGTTTGCTTTTATAGAGAAGGTACACGCAATGCCAAAACAGGGCGTAACAAGCACTTTTAAATTTGGCGTTTCGTATGGTTTTTTGCAAGGCATGTTAGTCGCCCACAAAATCCCCTATGATTTCGTAACTCCCCAAAAATGGCAAAAGGAATTGGGCTGTATGAGTAAGGGCGATAAAAATATCACAAAACAAAAAGCGCAACAATTATATCCGAAAATGAAAATTACTCATGCAATCGCCGATGCAATTTTGATTGCGGAATATTGTCGTAGAACAAAAATTTAATGAAAGGACTCACAATGGCAAAACGCAGTAGGAAAAAGAAGGCCGAAACCGGGGAACAAATGGACCTGATCGACACGGCCCCGGAGAACGAAAAACAGATTGTCGCAGCGGCCAAGAAGTACAAGAAAATCTCCGCAGATCGTCAGGCCCTGACCGCCCAGGAAGTGGAGGCCAAGAAAACCCTGCTGGATTTGGTCAAGGCGGCCGACTTGCAGCCGGTGGACGGAAAGATTCAGTTCCATGTCAACGGCATGACAATCACCGTCACGCCGAGAGACGAGCTAATCCGCGTGAAAGAGGACGGAGAGGAATAAACGTCTGCTTTTGTTGTGACGGCCCTGCCTTCTATGGAGGGGAGGCAGGGCCACGGACGTTTGGGAGATACAATGAACATCATCGTTTCCATCCTGATATTTCTTTCCGGATTCTGTTTCGGCCTTGGCGCAGGATGGACGCTACGCGGATACATGACAAAAGACAAACACAAACATCCATGGGACATATGGAGGAAACTGAAATGAGTGCACTGACACAGGTTTTATTAAAAAAAGGCGTTAAGTTAGATGGATATTATTATCTGCATACAAATGGAGATTTGATTTATAAAAATGCCTTTGTTGTAGAATCTGATCCAACATATTTCGATTCGCCATTCGTCAAAGAAACATGGGGATTTATTAAAACCCTCCGAGAATGCGCATGGACGATTGCGATTGAAGGATTGGCATTAGGCGCAAACGAAAAAAGAATTAAAGAATTACAAGACAAATGGGGACTTACAAACGAAGATGCAAGTCATTACGCCAAAAGAATGGGGCTGAAAATTTTCATGGATGGCGATCAATGGTGCGCTACTTTCGGCGATTTTTTGAATGTCCAGGAAAGTCAATGCGGATTTGGCGATGATGCCTTACACGCTTTCGCAGAACTCGCAAAACCAGGTCTTTGTAAATCATAACGGAAGAAAAATTAAAAAGAGAAGAACCATGAGGAAACTGAAATGACTTGCTACACTTTTTCTCCGCCCGATCCATTTTTGTACAGAGACATATTCGGAAATCCCATCGATATGCAAAGGGAAGTTGAATTTGGGGATTTGTACAGAAAAACAGAAGTAGAAGAAATTGAAGTCGATGAGTTGTTAGACAAGGATAAGAATGGCAGAGAAACCTCAAAAAGACGAAATGATATTTGAACAGGCCCGGCTTGCCTATCCCGGCCGCAAGCGCGGCTTCCAGGTGGAATGGGATTATTTTCGGAGGGTTGTGCGGAACTGGAAAACCGTTATTCCGCTGCTCGGTCCGGCTATCGAACGCCAGGCAAAAGAGCGGGAATTGCTGAAATCAAAGGGGGAATTCTGCCCGGCATGGAAGGACTTCAAAAGCTGGTTGCTTAATCATTATTGGGAATTATCGACCCCTGAACTTGACAATCAGGCGAAAAAGAAAAAAACAGAATCCGATACGCTGCTGAAACAAGCCAGAAGAGACCTTAAAACATATCGGAAATACATTGAAGAAAATATAGATCACCCGGAAAAATTAAAAGGGATTCCACAGGGAGCGCTTTATCTGTATAATAAAGAGCGACAAAAATTGGAAGGCGAAGAAACGCCGTGGTAGAATACATAAATCAACAATCCGCATTTGTCACCGAGCACATCGACGCTGCACTACGCCAGATGGTCGAGGAAACACTTCAAAACAAACAGGCCGTATTGTCCAGGCCGTCCCGGAAATTCCTCGAACGGATTCAATCCACGGATCGTCGGCTTACTAGAGCCGAGGAACGAGAGATTCACCTTTTGTGGACACCCGAAAAATAACCTTATTTAATGCAAAGGAGTA